TACAACAAGTACAAGTACAACTACAAGTACAACAAGTACAAGTACAACTACAAGTACAACAAGTACAAGTACATCTACGAGTACATCTACAAGTACAACTACAAGAACTACAACTGCATCACCTACCTTAACCGCAGATGTTACACTAATAGGGGGCGGAGGAGGTGGCGCCTCTGGACCTCGAAGCGGCGGCGGTGGTGGTGGTCAAATCCAGTCCAACCCTAACGCCACACTAACCAGAAATGTAACGTATTCATATTCATTAGGAGCCAGTGGAACTGGAGGAGCTAGAGCAACAGTTAATTCGCGCACCAATGGGGGACCTGGTGGAACTACATCACTTACTGGATTTACCAGTGCCAGTGGCGGTAGTGGTGGTACTAGAGGGACAGCCAGCGCTCCTGGTGGTAATGGAGGTGGGAGTGGCTCGGGACAAGCTGGTGGTTCTGGAGGCTCCCCTCAAGGTGGTGGTGGTGGCGGTGGTGGTAATAGTACCGATGGTGCAAATGGTCAAAGTGGAACAAACTCTAACGGGGGTAACGGGGGTTCAGGATTCTTTTATATTTCTGGACTAGCGTGCGGAAACGGCGGCGGTGGCGGTGGTGGTACTGGAACTAGATCCGCCGGTGGAGTGAGTGGAGCAGGAAGAGGCGGTTCAGGGGTTACAGGGCAGGATGGAGAAGCCGGAAATGCCGCCGGAAACGGCGGTGGAGGGGCAGGCGGTGGTACAGGCTCAGGAAGTGTTTATGGCGGTGGAGGTGCCGGTTCTGCAGGTGCAATAGTGTTATATTTTTCCGCTCAGCCCGGAACAATAACTGTTTATAACAGCGGTGGAGGTGTGATCGCTACTCAATCATTAGATGCCGGGGTGAATTATGTTTTACCTTCTGGTGGTGCGTACTTTATTATAACATAAATTTTTTAAATTTAAATCTTAGATGCTTACTTGCCAAGTACAGGGTATATTTACTCATAACGGGAAAGCCTTGTATTGCTTTTGTAACATTTCTATGTTATAGTTCAAGGAAGAACGTAAAATATATCGTGTGATTGGGTTTGATGAGGTATTAAATATAACATCAAACTTGACCATAATTATAAAATAGGTAAAAAATGAAAATATCAGTTATTAAACGCTCTGGCGTTAAAGAGTCCCTTACATTGGAAAAATGGCAGGCACAAATAGCAAAAATATGTCAGGGGATAGCTGATGTTAGTCAATCAATGATAGAAATAAAAGCTCAACCACACTTTTATGATGGTATCACCACTAGAGAAATTGACCAAATTACACTTAGGGCAGTGGTAGACCTTATTGATGTAGAAAGTAATCCTGAATTAGGTCATACTAATTATCAGTATGTAGCAGGTAAGCAGCGATTAAGTATGCTTAGGAAAGATGTATATGGTACATATACTCCACCCAGTCTATATAGTATCGTAAAAAGAAATGTTGAAACCGGTCTTTACACCTCAGAATTGTTAGAATGGTATACCGAAGAAGATTGGAACAAAATGGAATCTTTTATTGATCATGGTAAGGATGAGCAATATAGCTGTGCTGCTATTGAACAGATGATTGAAAAGTATTTGGTACGTAATCGTAGTACCAAAGAAATTTACGAAACACCACAAGTTCGTTATATCGTTGCTGCTGCTACTATTTTTCATAAGGAAGAACCGCAGTCAGCAAGAATGCGTTATATAAAGGAATATTACAATGCGGCTTCAGATGGTTTATTTACTCTCGCTACTCCTGTTCTTGCTGGGCTTGGAACTCCCACTAAGCAGTTCAGTAGTTGTGTACTCATACGCAGTGATGATGACCTTGACTCCATTTTTGCTAGTGGAGAAATGATGGCTAAGTATGCCAGTAAACGTGCTGGCATTGGATTAGAGATTGGTAGACTACGCCCATTGGGTAGTCCAATTAGAGGAGGCGAAATCATGCATACTGGCATGATTCCGTTCTTAAAGAAATGGTTTGGTGATTTACGTAGTTGTTCACAGGGAGGGATTAGAAATGCTTCAGCTACCGTATTCTATCCGATTTGGCATCACCAATTTGATGACCTTATTGTGCTCAAAAATAATCAAGGAACAGAAGAAACCCGAGTCAGACATATGGACTATGGTGTCGTACTCTCAGCATTCTTCTGGCGTAGGTTTAAGAACAAAGAGAATATTACGTTCTTCGACCCAAACCAAGTACCGGACCTCTACGAAGCCTTCTACAAAAATACCGAACTATTTGAAAAACTCTATGTAAAATATGAAGAACACACAGGTCTTCGTAAAAAAACCATGAGTGCCGAAGAAGTATTTAAAAGTGGCATCTTAAAAGAACGTACAGATACAGGACGTATCTACCTAGTTTTCATTGACAACGTAATGAAGCAGGGTCCATTCGATCCAGAGTACCATACAATTTACCAGAGTAATTTGTGCTTAGAGGTCCTTTTACCGACAAAAAGTTTTAAAAAGATTGATCCAGTTAGGAAATTGATTCGTATAAAAAAAGATAAAGTAGATGAATTTATGAAAAACAAACCTGTCGATATGATTTCAGTAAGGAAGATCAAATAATTAAATGTGCCTAAAGTACATAGCAATGATAAATAAATGTACAGGAGGCACAAATGAATTACTCGGGTTTTATATATGAATGGACGAATAAATTAGATGGGATGAAATATCTAGGATCACACAAAGGTACCATCGATGATGGGTATACTGGAAGTGGGAGAAGATTTGAAAATGCTAAAAACAAATATGGTATTGAAAATTTTGAAAGAACTATTGTAGAATATATTGAAAAGGAAGAAGATATTTTGGTAAAAGAGCAATATTATTTAGATACATTGAATTGTGCTAGAAGTCCAATGTACTACAATATTTCTCCTACTGCCGGCGGAGGTGATTGTGGCAATGGTCCTAAAATATCTGCTACTAAGAAAAAGAAATTTGCTTCTGGGGACTTAGTTATAAACAACAAAGGCAAAGCGATGAAAGATGAACAAAAACTAAAGATAGCAGATGAATGGGAAGTTATTACTCCTGAACAAGAGATTTTAACTATCACAAATATGCTTGAATTTTGTCGCCAAAACAAATTAAATGCTAGTGCTATGAGCGCAGTTGCTCGTGGTAAAAAGAGTATGTATAAAGGTTATAAATGTAAAAAATTAACCAATAAAAGAGATGTTGAATACGAACACAACGAATATGTGTTTATGACTAAAGAGGAAAGAAGCCAACAACTCAAACAGTTAGCAATCAAAGGTGGCAACCATCATGAAGCAATAAAAATTGAATATGATGGTGTTGTTTATGCTAGTATAGCAGAAGCAAAAGAAGCAACAGGTAAAAGTTATTATCTAATTACAAAATATGGAAAAAGAATGTGAGAACCGTACACTATATTGATGTTAGTAAAATATCTGAAAAAGAACTATGCGACACTCTTGGACTTGAATATACTCCTTGGTATAAGAGTTCTTTATTTTGGGCGCTAGCATTATCGTTTTCTTTTCCATCTTTGCTTATGCTAATTAATATTTTTGGAAATTAAAAATGAATGAACTATATGAAGAAATAGATTATCTTCCAGAAGAACTGGATGATGAATATGAATATTATGAAATTGACGAAGCGGAGGGCAGAGTGGCCTTATGCACACTAGGTAGTATCAATTGGGGTGCGTTCCGTAACCCAGAAGACATGCGCCGTGCTTGCCGTATACTTCAGCGTAGTCTTTGTAATATACTCGATTATCAAGATTATCTCTCCATCCAGTCTAAACTAAGCAATGATGAAATCCAACCACTGGGTATTGGAGTAACTAATTTAGCTTATTGGCATGCTAAACGCGGATACAAGTATGGTGAAAAAGATGCTCTACAAGATGTTAGAGATTGGATGGAGCACCAAGCATATTATCTAACTGAGGCTACTGTAGAATTAGCTAAAGAGCGAGGACCCTGTAAAGAAAGTCATAAGACAAGATATGGGAAAGGAATATTTCCTTGGGAACTTAGAGCCGATGCGGTAAATGATTTAGCAGATTTTACTCCAGAACTTGACTGGGAAACTCTCAGAGAAAACTTGGTAAAATTTGGGGTTCGTAATGCTACATTAATGGCTGTCGCTCCAGTTGAGTCTTCGTCGGTCGTTATTAATTCTACAAATGGTATTGAAATGCCAATGAGTTTAATATCTGTCAAAGAAAGTAAAGCTGGATCATTTGTACAAGTAGTGCCTGAATATCAAAAATTAAAAAATAAATATCAATTAATGTGGGATCAGAAAGATTGTGATGGCTACATTAAAACTGCTGCTGTATTAGCTGCATATGTTGATCAAAGCATAAGTACTAATACTTTCTACAATCCTGCATTCTTTCCTGACCGTAAAGTACCCACAACACTTATAGCTAAAAATTTAATGCAGGCTCATATTTGGGGAATAAAAACTTTTTACTACAGTTTAATTAATAAAGCAGGTAGTAAGGCTATTATAGAAGATGCTCCGCTTGAACCAATCAACTTTAATGATGAAGAAGATTGTGAAGCTTGCAAATTATAAGGACAACATACAATCAATGACCGCTAAAAGTAATTTAGCAAAAGGCAGAGAAAGCTATGATGCTGAATTAAGCACCGGCTTGGTTGAATTTTTTAATAGAAATATTACACCTTATCCGACAGAATCAAGCGGTCCTAAATTTGATCTTATTCCTGTTGAAAAACAAAAAGATATTATGGTCAATGTGGCTAGAATGCACGCCCAACAAGAATATGACCGTATTATGGAATTAGTCACCGTACTACAAAAACAAGCTGCTAGTATTAAAAGAAGATTAGAAATTACAGATGCTGTACATAGTGCCAAATATAATTTTCAAATATATCATGGGCAGATTTATTGGTTAGCATATGATAGTTATAAACGGCATACTATACTAGTACACAATGGGCCTGATGATTGGGGCGCAGGAGCACCTATACAATATGAATATATATGTAAGGTTAAATGGTTGGGTGACCATACGTGGGTGGAACTTGACAAAGACGGTAATTATAATTAAAATAGAGAGTCATTATGAGTAAACAACAATACAACCTAAACACCAAGACTGATTACATAAATCGTAAAATGTTTTTGGACCCTGAAGGGCCAGTCACTATTCAACGGTTTGAAGAAGTCAAGTATAATAAACTACAAAAGATAGAACAAACGGCCCGAGGTTTCTTTTGGGTACCTGAAGAAATTAGTCTATCTAAAGATGCCAATGATTTTAAGGATGCCAGTGATGCGGTTAAGCATATCTTTACTAGCAACTTACTAAGACAAACGGCACTTGATAGTATTCAAGGTCGTGGGCCAGCACAGGTTTTTACACCTGTTGTTAGCTTACCTGAGCTAGAAGCACTGATGTATAATTGGAGTTTCTTTGAAACTAATATTCATAGTCGTAGCTATAGCCATATTATTCGCAACATTTACAATGTACCAAAAGATGTATTCAATACTATACATGATACAAAAGAAATTATTGACATGGCCAGTAGTGTAGGTAAGTATTATGATAATCTACATCAGATTAATTGTGCTAAAGAACTAGACGGACATATCGCAGAAGCAGATCACATTAAAGCAATTTGGTTAGCACTTAATGCTAGCTATGCCCTTGAAGCATTCCGTTTCATGGTTAGTTTTGCTACTAGTTTAGCCATGGTAGAGAATAAAATCTTTATTGGCAATGGTAATATTATTAGCCTAATTCTGCAAGATGAACTGCTGCATAAAGAATGGACTGCTTGGTTAATCAATAATGTAGTAAAAGAAGATCCTAGATTTGCTCAAGCAAAACAAGAATGCGAACAAGAAGTATATGCAATGTATATGGAAGTCATTAGAGAAGAAAAAGATTGGGCTACTTATTTGTTTAAGATGGGGCCTGTTATTGGTCTTAATGCTAATATCCTAAAAGATTTTGTAGATTTTACAGCCACAACTGCTCTTAAAGAGATTGGTATTAAGTATCTTAATTCATCACCAAAAAGTACCCCGATACCATGGTTTAACAAACACAGTGACACTAGTAAAAAACAGTCCGCTCTCCAAGAAACAGAGAGTACAAATTATGTAATTGGAGTTATGTCTGAAGCATTAGACTATAACCAATTACCACAATTATAAGGAAATAATATTATGCAAGCAGTTATATGGTCTAAGTACAATTGTGCCCTTTGTGATCAGGCAAAGGCATTGCTAAATCAAAATAGTATCCCATATGAAGACCGAAGGATTGGTGAAGGATGGGCCAAAGAAGATTTATTAGAAGTAGCACCTCATGCTAGATCAGTACCTCAAATTTTTCTTAATGAAGAATATGTAGGTGGGTTTCTAGAACTTAGACAAAAATTAACACAAGGATAAAAATGAAGTTTACAGTCAATGACGTAATAACGTTTAAAATGAATAACGGAGACGAAGTAGTAGCAAAGGTTGTTGCAGGCCCAGATGACCATGGATATATTACAGTGACCGACCCAGTTACTATAGTTACTACTAACAATGGAGTTGGAATGATTCCAACTATCATGACCGCAGAAATGAACGCTGAAAATAAACTAAATACTAATAGTATTTCTATGTTTACACTTACAGACGATAACATTAAGTTAAAGTATTTAGAAGCAACGACTGGAATATCAGTACCAACAAAAAAATTAATTATGGGGTGATATATGTTAACATCAATAATAGGCAGAGGAGCTAGCAGAATAGGCGATATTAATTCTGCTGGAGGCAAAATACTCAGGGGAGCTAAATCAGTTTTGATTAGCGGTCTACCTGCAGGACTTCACCTCAGTCCAGTTACACCGCACTTACCATTTAATGGTCCGCACAAGGCTTCTTTTACCTTAACAGGTAGTCCAACAGTTTTCTGTGAGTATTCCCCTTTATTAAGAGTAGGATCAGTTACTACATGCGGGCATCCTATTGTACAGGGTAG